GCAACAGCATTTAATATAGGCTTAGGTCTTACTGCTGCTAATGCTTTCTTAGGTAGGTCTGCTGCACAGCAAAGAGCTAGACAAACATATCAAGCAGCTTTAGCTGCTAACAGATCAGCAGAAGACGACAAGAGACAGCAACAACTAGCGTTAGCAGAAAGAAAAGCAGAACAAGAGAAGAGTGCAGCACAAGATATATTTGCAAAGAATATAATAAACTTACAACGTAGTAGGCAAGTATTAGCTTCCGAACGTGCTGGTACGACTATAGGTTTGTTATTACAAGATAACGAAAGACAAGGTGCTAACTATAGAGAAAAAATTAATCAGACTCTTAAATCAATGAATAGACAGTATGCTTTTAATATTCAACAAACAGAAGCACAATTTGACAATAGAAGAAATAATTTGCAGAGTAATATAAATGAAGCTTACAATCAGGTACCTTCACTTGCTCAGACCTTGTTGAATATTGGTACTCAGGGTGTAGGTTTATATATGGGAGCAGCAGCATTATGACAGACAGTTTTCAAAGCACAGCCTTCGAGAGTTCAAGGCGACCAGTAGATACATTTGTTTCTCCTGTAAGAGTGCAACCTAAAACAAACCTTATGGCCTTAGCTGAAACTATGGCTGAGATAAACCCTACTCTACAAAAGTTTGTTAGCTTTCAAATAGAAAAAGAAAAACAAGCAGGCATACAAAAAGGTCAGTTACAGGTTTTAGGGTCTGATCCAGAAGGTATTAAAGAACTTAAAAAACAACTTGAAAAAAATGAAGGTAAAAGATTTGCTAGAAATTTTGTTGGTGGTAATATTTATACACAATACGGAATTGAAAAACAATTAGCTATTAATTTAGGTAATGCTAGTGAAGCTAAAACTGCTGATTTCTTTAAAAATTATACAGTTGATGGAATACCTCTATCTGAATTTGATATAAAATCACCAGAATTTGAAAAAGCAATAAATGAATTTAACGAAACCTCATTATTAAATACAAGAGGTATTAGACCAGAATTAGTAAATCAGTTTTTCTTGCCTAAACAAAATGCAGCAGTAACAAAATTTTATAATGACCATCAAAATAATTTAGCAGAAGCAAAGCTCAATCAAGCAGCTATTTTATTAGAACCTGCTATTCTTAATTCTTGGTTGCGTATAGATACTATAAATGAACAGATAGATGCAAATATAATTGATAATGATGGTTTTACAGATGGGTATAATTATTCTTTGAATGAATTACAAAATAGTGTTGATGATTATGTAGCAAGAGGATTATCTAGTCTTGTGTCACCTGCAAAACTTTTAGGTTATATGGAAACAAATATACTTAAAATCTTTGAATACTATGAAGACAATAATTTAGATATGGAGGAAGCTTACGAAGAAATAGAAGAATATGTAGAATGGATAAGTGGTTTAAAAGTTGGACCTGCGAAACAAGATCTAAGTAACTTTTTTATACAAGATGGAGAAAATAAAGTTGAAACTATACTAGATGGTATTTTTGAAAAAAAAGAACAGGTTATAGCTAATAAAAATAAGTTTGAAAAAAAGAATAATGAAAGAAAAATTCTTAATACATTAAATAATACTGATTTTAATAAAACTGATTTCAATAGCGTAGAAGAAGAAATTAAATATTATAAAGATCTTGGTCAAACTTTAAAAAATTTATCAATAGAATTTCCAAATCAAATAGAATTTTTATACGAACAATATGATTTAAGAAATTTTAATGTTGACGAGTTTTTTATTGATTTAAAAGCACAATACGATCAAGGTGAAAAAAGTCAAATAGATAGTTTAAATAAATTAAATGACGTAATGTTAGCTTTAGGACCAAATGCTAGTAGTACCGATAAACAAACAGCCGAAGATTTAAAAAATTATATTAATAACACTCAAGGAAAAAGTTTAACTCAAAGATTCCCAGAGATTTCTAATCTTCAAAGTTATGCAAATAAGAGAATTGGTAAATTAAAAGACGGAGCTTATATTGTTGGTAAAGAAAATAATAATGTAGATAAATTAACAGATTTAAATAGAGAATTAGAAAGATTAGTAAAAGAAAATAATGGAGTGATGGTTCCTGTAACAGTAAATAATAAAAATTATAAATCTATTAAAGATTGGTATTTAGATAATTTAAGAGATATAGAAAGCAAAGATTATGAATTTTACGATCAATCTTATAATTTCGATAAAGAAATAGAATTAATTGAAAAAAAAGAAACTAATAATAATAATGAAGGAACAATAAATATAAAAGAACAAAAAATCTTAACGTACGATACAGAGACAAAACTATTTAATGAAGTAAAGCCAAGTGAATTACAAATAGGTTCAAACACTACAGTTGTATCTATGAATGGTTCAATCACACCTGCTGGTCAACAAATTCTTAAAGAGCTAAATATTAATTCGTTAAATAACTTTAATGTTAATCGTTATAATACAAAAATTGAAAATGAGCAAATTTTAAAGAAGAATCAAAATTTAAGAGAAGATGATTTATCTTTTAATAATGTAAACACAAATCAATTTGAAGCAGGTGCTTTTTCAGAAGGTGGGGTTACAACATTTGAAGTAGAATCTGGCGATACATTATCTGGTATAGCAAATGATTTAGATACTTCTGTTGAAGCTATTAAAAAAGCAAATGGATTAACAACAGATCAAATTCAAATAGGTGATGTTTTAGTAATTCCAGAAGGTATTACTGACCCTAATAAAGTAGATGCTCCTAAGTTTGACATTAATAAACTGATTACAAGTAAAGACCACCCATTTAATCCTGTCAGAGACAAACATAACTTCCAAGTTATATATAATATTGCTAAAGAAATAGGTATTAAGTTTCCAGAACTTGTAGCTGCACAGGCTATGGAAGAAACAGGTTTTGGTGAAACTCAATCAGCAAAAAATAATTTCTTAGGTCTTCAAGCTACAGCTTCAGAGGTTAAAAGAGGTGAGTCTGAAAGAAAACTGACTACAGAATTTAGAGGTCAAGGTGAACAAATAGAAGAAGCAGACTTCAAAACATTTGATAATATCAGAGAAATGATGATGCAATACAAAAAGGAATGGAATGATAATTTTAAAACTAAATCTTATAGTAGAAAAGGTATTGTAAATGCAAACAGTATTCAAGAAGCAATTAAAATGCTACAAGCTGAAGATTATGCAACCAATCCAGATTATGATAAAAATGTATTAGACATTATTGATCGTGCTATCAAAGAAGGTTGGTTTTAAACTATGACAGACTCTAATCTACAAAATACAGTGCCAGAAGGAGCTTTTGATATTGGGTCTAAAAAAACTGATGATTTTACAGAAAATGAAAAGATAAAGAATTTTGGCATCAAGGATATACCTAAAGCTTTATATGAACAGTTAAAAAAGAACTCAGGTGCAATCGTTTTACCAAATCAAATTACAGAAGAAGTTATACAAAAAGCTGCCAAGACTCAAGATGAATTTTTAAAACCAAGATCAGAAGAAGAAGCTACTGCTTTAAGAGCAACAGCAGCAGGTATTGTTGATATACCAAATGAAATAAAACATTTAAGTGATTACTTACAAGGTAATCCTTATGACCCAAATGAATTAATTGATCTTAAGGCTCTAGGTCTTGAAAAAGAAGGAGATATGGATAATGCAGCTTATCAAGTATTTAAGTTTGGTGGTGGGTTTTTGATACCCTATGCAGGTTTTAATAAGGCTTTGAAAGGTATAAAAGGTATAAAGGCATTACAAGGTATAAAAAATTATGACAAGATTGCTACTGGTGCTAGATGGTTTACAGCTTCTTCAGCAGCAGATTTTGTTGCTATAGATAAGTTTGACGAAAACTTATTTAACTTTCTTGCTGATATAGAAAGTCCTGTAGTAAACAATAAATTTGTAAGACCTATAGTTGAATATTTATCTGCACCCGAAAAGGGAGAAGGTGCAGACTATGGAGAAGCAGCATTAAAATCTTTTTTAGCTAATAGTTTGTTTTTTGAAACTGTACCTGTTGCTGGTGGTGCTGCTATAAAAAGTGTACCAAAATTAAGAAAAACACTAGAACCATACGCTGTAAGACTAATTGATAATATTACAGGTGGTCCAAACATACTGAACCAAAAGCAAATGCTTGATAGAACTGTTCAGTTATTTAAAGATATAAAGAATGACCCGACTAGACTTGAGTTTGCTAAAACACAAATTAAAAGATTAAACAAAGCAACTCTTGTAGGTAGTGAAGAATTTTCAAATGAATTTACAAAAGTATTAGATGATTTACCTAAGTTTGATGAAGTAGCACCAAAAACAAAACCAGTAATAGATATACCAGACACTAGAGGTCAAGGAAAATTTTATCATGGTGCTGCTAGTGAAATTAATCTTGTAGAAGGTGGTGAATTTGGTAAAGCTGTAGAAAATTTATATGGAGATGGGTTTTATGTCACAGAAGATTTAGTAACTGCTGCTAAATATCAGAAAAAAAATAGAGTAAAAGGTAAAAAACCTAGTGGTGTTGTTTATGAAGTTACTGAAAAACAACCTGTAAAGTTTTTTGATTTAGATGCACCTGCAACACCAGAACGAATAGATCAACTGCGTAAAATTTTTGATGTTGATGCTTATGATGAAGTTGATATTATTGATAGAGCTTTAGATAATGTTGGTTCAAATGCTAGTATTGCTCAAATTTATGATGAAATAAAATTAATTTCTAATGCTAATGATCTTAGTGCTAATACGACAGCAGACTTATTTTCTTCTTTTACTGAAGAATTACAAAGAGAAGGTTTTGGTGGTTTAACACATCAAGGAGGAAAGAAGGCAGGTAAAGGTAAAAGACTACATCAAGTAAGAATATATTTTGACCCAGCAAATTCTTTAAATATAAATAAAGTAAATTTAGGTGGTAGTGTAAAAACTAAGACAAAAGCTACTGATTTGCCTTTACAGCAATCAAAGCCTAATCCTAAAATTTGGGGAAACGTAGAAAGTATTACAGAAGACGTATGGGAAACAACAGGTAAAGCTTTAAATAGAGTTGTTATACCTGATGATTTTTCTGTAGAAGCTGCAAGTGCTATGGGATATGACGAACTGTTGCCTAAAGTAATACAAATAGCAAAAAAAATTAGTCCTAATGACCCAGAAAAACACATGAGAGTTTTATATCTTGGTGCAATAAAAGAACAGAAAAGATTAGCTACAAATGTAAGTCGATATATGAATGATATAGAACAAGCTTTCTTGCTTGGAGAAGATATACCAGATGAACTACTACAAAATTGGTCAGAAGATATATCAAGAATGATAAATCTTGCAGGTCCAACTAAAAAAATAAGTAACGAAACAGCAGGTACAGTAAGAGTTAATCAACTTATAGATGCAGAACCTAAAGATGTTAGTCGCATGCCTGTTGACGAACAAGTAGCAAAAGGTATTGGTGGTGGAGAAAAAACTGCTGATAGAGTTCAAAGAGAGAAGTTTCAAACAACGACAAGAGACTTAGTAGAAAAAACAAAAAAACAAATATCTGAACAAAAATTAGTACCAACAAAAGAAGAACTATATGAAGGTATGCAAACCTACATAAAAAATAATGATATTGAAGGTTTGCTAGGTATTACAAGAAAAGTATTAGCTATGCAGGGTGACAGTAAAAGAATTAGTAAACTTGTTAAAGGTATAGGATTTGGTGAAGGTGCAGCAAAAGTTATGCGTATTAGTAATGAAATATTTATCAATAGTTTGTTGTCTGCACCAGAAACACAAATTATTAACATTATCGGTTCTTTGTTTAATGTAGCTCTTGGACCTTTAGACCTAGCAGCAGGTAGTCCAATAATGGATATGCAGATGAAAAAAAGGGCAGCTAGAGAACTTGCTGCTATGTTTACGACATTTAAAGATAGTATGACCGCAGCAGGTAAAGCATTATGGCTAGATAAAAATATTCTTGATGAAAGAAGAATGTTTGGACAAGATGCTTATGAAAGATATGCAATAAGAATGGCAGGGGATTCTATGTTTGCAAAAAGTATTAACTTACTTGGTCATGGAGTTAGATTACCTTCTCGTTTTATGATGGCAGGTGACGAAGTTATAAAGCAAACTGCATTTCGTTCAACTTTAATGGGTGAACTTGCACAACAAGCAACAGAAAAAGGACTTACAGGAAAAAGTTTTAGTATTTATGTTAATAGTAATTTTGATGAAGTTATAAATATTGTTAATACAAAAAGTTTTACTAATAATATGGACACCGCTTTTCCTGATTTTGTGCCAAATGAAAATATTTTAGACTCATATACAAGAGCTTTAGATTACGCAGCAGATAGAACATTTACAACTGAATTAGGTAAAGGTTTTGGTCTTACAGGTGCAGGGTCAGCACAAACTAAAAAACTTGCAGAAATATTAAAATCTACTGCTTTAAAACCAATAGTTCCTTTTGTTACTACACCTGTAAATATAGGTAAACAAGTTTTAAGAAGAACAGGTGTGCCAGATATGCAAACTTTGTTTAAAGGTATGCCACCTAAATACAACGCAACATTAGGAAGAATATTAAAAGAACACAACGATAATTTATTAAGTGAAGATTTAGCTACTGCTTATAGAGCTAATGGTGAAGCTACTGTAGGTGCTACAATATGGGCTTATTTTATAGCTTTAGCAGCAGCAAAAGATAATCCAGAAGCAGAATTAGCTCTTGTTGGTGGTGGTCATCATAATAGGTGGTTAAGAGAAGGAGAAAAAAGAACTGATGAACTGCCTTACAGTTTTAGAGTTATACAGAAAGATAAAGATGGCAACATAATTAGAGGAGACAATGGACAACCAAACTATGAATACATAGATATTTTTTCAAGAATGGAACCAATCGGGTCTTTACTTATGATTGCAGGTGATATGGCATATATGAGAGATTTTCAATCAGATGAAGATTATGATAATGCTGCTTATGCTCTTACAGCTTTACTTTCAAGAAACCTAAATAATAAATACATGATTCAAAATATTGCACAGATGATTGATCTTACAAGTGATGTAGGTGCTTTAAAAAGATTTTATCGAATACCAGTTAATTACATTACAAACATTATTAATTACCCTGCTTCTTTAAAAAGAAGTATTACTAGAGCTAGAGGGGAAGAATGGTATGACGAATTAACAAAAAAAACATTTAAAGGTAGATTTCCTAAAAGAAAAACAAAGTTTAGAAAAGGTGATTTATTTCCACAAGAAGAAAGAACAGAAGATATAGGTGAATATGAAGGTAATGATTTTGGTAGTCTTAAAGAATCTAATAACCCTTTTCAAACATTAGATACTATTGGATTAATGATAATAAGAGATTTACAAGATGGCACATCAGGTTTTAGTGCAGATATTGAACCTATAAGAAGCATTACAACAGGAAAAATTGCAGAATATCCAGAAGGTGCTTTTTTTGGTAATTATTTTAATCCTTTTAAATATAAAAAAGAAAAAGATAATCCTATAGATGAATATTTAAGAAGAATAGAGTTTAAAGTAGTACCTCCTAGTGATGTTATACCATTTGACAATGAAGGAAATGGTATCAATTTAGATACAAAAGCTTACAATAAACTTACAGGTCTTATTCCAAACATACCTATAAATTTTAAAGGTAGAAATCCTGTATTTGACCCTAAAAATGGTAAACGATTTGGCGAAATGATTTTAGAACTATCAAGAGATAAAACAAATATAAAAGCTTTGAAATACCTTGAAAGTGATGATTCTGGTGCTATAGATGCTCAAGCCAATTTAAAAAACAAAAACAAGATAAGAAAAGAATTACAAAAAAAAGTGAGAGATATTTATAAAGTATATAAAGAAGCTGCGATAGAATATTACAAAGAATTTATTTTAGACCCAGAATTGAAAAAACAAGCAGAAAATGAAACTACAAGAGCTAATGAAGATATAATCAGAATAATTAAAACAAAAGTTAATGACTAATTATGGCTACTAATACAGTTCCGTCAAAGCAAACTCATACGGCAGCTAACAATAGTAGCGGTAATACATCTGGTCCTTATTCAATAAGTTTTGATTATTTAGATCAAGCTGACGTACAAGTTAGTGTGAACGGTGTATTAAAAACACAAGAAACACACTATACATTTCCTAGTAAAACACAGATATTATTTACTACTAATAACTTTCCTACGATTGGACAAACTATAGAAATAAAAAGAAATACTGATATAACAACACCTAAAGTAGATTTTCAGGATGGTTCTGTATTAACTGAATCTGATTTAGATAACAACAGCAAGCATATCTTATTTGGTATGCAAGAAACAAAAGAAGATGTCGAAGGTCTGGTCAGCACCTTTGT